GCCACCGCTGGAACGGCTCGACCTTCGACCCCCCGGCCGCCCCTCCTCCGGCCACGCTGACCCGGCGCCAGTTCTGGAAACGCTGGACCCGCAACGAGCGCGAGAACTTCGAGGACGTGCGCGCCACCGGCAACGCCAACCAGAAGCGCCGCCTGTCGGCCTTCGCCGAGAACGTGGCCGACGGTGACATCGACCTGACCGAAGCCTACTGGGGCAACCAGCTCGCATGGATGGAGGCCAACGGCGCGAACGTCCTCGGCGCCGGTGTTTCGATCCTGGCCGCCGGCCGCGCCGCGCAGATCCTGGCAGGCTGACCGATGGCACTCGCTGGCGCCCGTTCCAAGAACGGGGACCTCTCCCTGCCGGCCGGGAACGGCCTCGCCGCGGATGACGCCTCGCACGAGCTGGCCGAAGGCTTCTGGACCTCTGGCCAGAACGTGCGGTTCCGCGACGGCTACGCCTGCAAGTTCGACGGCATCCGCGCGCTGTTGACCCAGCCGGCGGCCGCGGCCTATCACGTGGCCAGCTTCCCGAACGGCTCCGCCCGGACGTGGATCCACACGACCCTGACCGCGGCCTATGCCGACACCGGCAGCGGCGCGACGAACATCACCGGCGCAGCCCTGACGCCCACCGCCTCGAACAAGATCACCTCGACCGTGATCGGTGGGGTCTTCGTGCTGAACACCCAGACCGACAAGCCGCAGGCATGGGGCGGGACTGGCACGCTCGCCACCATCACCGGGTGGGGCGCGACCTGGCTCTGCAAGAGCCTGCGAAGCTTCGGCCCCTACCTCTGCGCGATGAACGTCACCAAGGGCGCGACGGCCTACGAATCGATGTTCAAGTGGTCGCACCCGGCGGCAGCCGGCGCACTGCCGACGAGCTGGGACGAGACCGACCCGACCAAGCTCGCCGGCGAACTCGACCTCGCTGACACGAAGGACCGCCTCATCGACGGCCTGCAGCTCGGTGACCTGTTCTGCGCCTACAAAGAACGCAGCATCTACGGCGTGCAGCGCGTCGACTCCGGCGCCGTCATGCGCGCCTTCCTGATGTCCGAGGGACACGGCGCGATGTCGCAGAACTGCGTCGCGGCCTTCCCGGGCGGCCACGTGGTGTTGACCGCTGGCCCCGACCTCGTGACGCACCGCGGCGGCTATCCGACCTCGGTCCTCGACGGCCGCATGCGCCAATGGCTTGAGCGCAACATGAGCAGCGAGTACTTCGCGCGCTCCTTCGTCGTGCACAACGCCGCGCGCTACGAGGTGTGGGTCTTCTTCCCCGGCCACGGCTCGCCGGCCTGCAACAAGGCCCTCGTGTGGAACTACAGCGCGAACGCCTTCGGCATCCGCGACGTGCCCAACATCACCGCGGCCGATGTCGGCCCCGTCGACTCCTCGCTGACCGATGTCTGGGACACCGACAACGAGCCGTGGGACGGTGACACGACGGTGTGGGACCAATCGGACCTGTCGCAAGCGGACCGCCGGATGCTGATGGCCAGCACCGCCCCGGGCCTGTACCTGGCCGACCAGGGCGGCGGAGACCTCGGCCAGCCGTTCACCGCGCAACTTGAGCGGACCGGCATGGCCTTCGGCGACCCGTCGCGCGTGAAGACCCTCTACGCCGTCATGCCGCACCTCGACGCGCCGGACGGGACCGTGGTCGAGTTCCAGGTGGGCGCCTCGATGATGGCCGAGAAGGCGCCCACGTGGAAACCGTGGACGAGCTTCGTCGTCGGCCGCAAGCCGCAAGTCGACGTCATGGTGTCCGGCCGCTTCTTCGGCCTGCGCATGCGCTCGACCAGCTGGGGCCAGTGGCGGACGAAGTCGATCGGCTTCGACGTGCGCGACGCCGGGAGATTCTGACGATGGCCTTCACCCTCGGACCGATCCCGCCAGACGCCCCCGCCTGGCTGATCGACATCCTCCGCAACATGGAGCGCGCGCAGTTCGACCGCGTGCAGGTGTTGCGCTTCAAGCCTCTGGGCATCGCCCCCACCAGGCCGACCGAAGGCGACCTCGCCCGCGCCGATGGCGTGGGCTGGAATCCGGGTGCCGGCGCCGGCCTCTACGAATACCGCGCCGGTGCGTGGGCCAAGCTCTGAACCTCAAGGAGAACAGCATGGGATTCGCTGAAGACTGGGCCGCAGCCCAACAAGGAAACAGCCCCGCCGTCGGCACGACCGGCTACTTCGGCGCCGGTGTCTCTGCCGATGGATCGGTCAACCCTTCATTCGGCTACCTACCCTATGTGATCGGCGGCGGCAGCAACAGCGCGCCCGTCTACCACTCGCCGACGCCAGGCGCCAACCCGCTCGCCTTCGGTGGCGTGGGCTCGACGCCGAGCGCCATGCCCAGCACGCCGACGCCCACCACGGCACCGCAGGCAGCGCCCGGCGCGCCCGGCATGCCGACGATGTTCCCCGGCGGCTCTCCCACCTTCAACGAGACCGGCGGCGGCGGAGCATGGGCCGACCAGCAGCAACGCCTGCAGATGCATGGCGCACCAGGCGCCACCGATGGCGGAACGGGTGGCGGCGCGGGCTTTCCCGGCTCGAACCCGTGGCTGCAGGCGCAGGGCCAGGCCGTCGCACAACAGACGACGGACGCCCTCACCCGCGGCATGCTGCCGGCCATCCAGCGCGGCGCGGCTCTCTCGTCGGGCTACGGTGGCAGCCGACAGAGCATCGGCGAAGGCCTGGCAGTGGGAGAAGCGACGAAGGGACTCGCCGGCCAACTGGCCAACCTCTACGGCACGCAGTTCAACGCAGACCGCAACTATGGCCTGCAGTCCGACGCGCTGGACTTCAACATCTTCCAGGGCAACAACCAGATCCAGCGCCAGGGCCAACTCGACCAACTCGGCGCCCTCGGCCAGTTCCTGAACTGGGGCCAGGCCTACGGCATCGGCAACGCGAACCAGGTGCAGCAGACGCCGATCGACTACTGGAAGACCTTCACCAACGGCGCGAGCCAGATCGCCGGCCAGGGCGGCAGCACGTCGACCCCCTACTACGGCAACCCGTTGATGGGCGCGATCGGCGGCTGGCAGATGGGCAACGCAATCTTCGGAGGCTGACCGATGGCCATCAACTCGAACCCGCTTTTCGCCGCCGGCCAGGCGCTGACCCCCGAGCAACTGGCCATGCTGCAGGGCGGCCAGCTCCCCGGCGGAGAGTTCGCGCCGACCGTGTCGACCTATGGCTACGACTTCACCAACCCGGGCGGCGGACAAGACCCCTACGCCACCCAGACGCGCCGCATCGTCACCCAGCCGCGCAACGTGAGCACCTGGGGCGGCAACGACTCCGGCGACGTGTGGGACGCCACCACCGGCCAGTACCTCGGACCTACCAGCGGCGCGACCGACCTCCGCAACCTCGCCAACTGGGCCGCGACCTCTCTCGCCGCCTACTACACGATGGGCCAGACGCCAGACGGCGGCGGAGCCGTTTCCGGAATGGACCTCGCCGCCGACAACCCGAGCATGTGGAACGTCGGGAACATCAGCGCAGGCACCGGCGCCACCGGAGCCGCAGGCGCGGCCACCACGGCAGGCGGAGAAACGGCCGCCAGCTCGAAGGCCGCCCTCTACGGCGCCGAAGGCTACGGCCCCGGCATGACCGGCGCCCAGACCTCGGCATTCGACACGACCCTCGGCCTCACCGGCTCGAAGGGACTCGCCGCCGGCGCGGCTGAACTGGCATCAGGCGGCGGCGGATGGCTCGAAGCCGCAAAAGCTCTCGGAGGATCTATGGACCTGGGAACCCTCGGCAAGCTCGCGATGGCCGCCTACGGCGCAAGCCAGAGCAAGGACGGCACCAGCACCAACACCCGCGACCCGTGGGCACCGGCGCAGCCCTTCCTCCTGAACCAGCTCGCCGCCGGCGCAGCCCTGCAGGACAAGCTGCAGCAGCAGCCCTTCAGCCAGGCGCAACAGACGGCCTACGGCAACCAGGGCAACCTCCTCGACGCCATCAACGGCCAGATGCCCGCCCTCCTGGCCGGCTTCGGCGCCAACGCCAGCGGCGCGAACCAGTTCACCCGCGGCGCGCGCAACCAGCGCCTGCAGCCGGTGCAGTCCTTCAACCCTTCGGCCTACCAGCCCGCCGGGCTCCTGGGCTACCTGGGGAGCCGCTGACATGGGCCTGATGGACATCCTCTCGAACCCGGACTTCCGCGCCGGCGCGATGATGATGGGCGCCGGCGGACCGAGCGCGCAGCCGGTGAACTTCGGGCAGCGCATGGCCGGGCTGATCGGCCAACTCGACGCCGCCAAGGCCGCCGAGGAGGACCGCAAGGCGCGCCAGGCGCAGCAGCAGGCGCAGCTGGCCCTCCTCGGTGCCCAGCTCAACGAGACCAACGCGCAGGCGCAGCAACGCCAGGCGCAGGCCGCCGACCTCCAACGCAAGGCCGAGGAAGCCGCTCGCGTGCAAGGCGTGATCCAGCAGGCCTTCAGCCCGACGACCGGAACCCAGGCCAACGCCGCCAGCGGCATCACCGGGCCGAGGCCGGAAGCTCTGTCCACCGTCGGCCAGCGCGCGCCGATCGACTACCAGGGCCTCATCGCCCAAGGCGTGCCGCCCGAACTGGTGCAGAAGCTCGCCGAGTCGAGGAACTACGGCCGCGACAAGGTGGCTCGGACGGTGGAAGGACGAGACGCACAGGGACGCCCGGTCACGTTCCAGCAGGACGAGTTCGGCAACACCGTCGGCGCGCCGATCCAGCAATGGAAGGCGCCGGAGCGCATCGACACCGGCGGGAAGGTGAATATCTGGGACCCGGTGAGCCTGCGCACCCTGACCACGCTCGACAAGACCCAGACTCCGGACTCCATCGCCTCGAACGGCCTCGGATGGGCGCGGCTGAACTGGGACAAGGCCGAGAAGCAGAAGGCCGAGGCCGCTGGCCAGCTCGTCGAATCGGGCACCGGCTACGTGCGCGTGGGGAAGGACAACATCGCGCGCCCGGTCCTCGACGGCCAGGGGGAACAGCTCAAGGGCAAGGGCCACCAGCTCACCGAGGCGCAATCGAACGCCGTCAGCTTCGCCATGCGAGCGCAGAACGCCCTCGACAACCTCGCAACCGTGCCCAGCATCAGCGCCTACGACTACGCCTCCTCGCGCGTGCCGCTGGCCGGCAACTTCATGATGTCGCCACAGGGCCAAGCCGCCGCGAACTCGGAGAAGCAGTTCATCGCCGCAGTGCTTCGCAAGGAATCGGGCGCCGCCATCAGCACCGGCGAATATCAGACCTACGGCGACCAGTTCTTCCCCCGCCCCGGGGACAGCAAGGACACCCTCGCCCAGAAGGCGCGCAACCGATCGGTCGCGATTCAAGGCCTCATGGCGCAGGCCGGCCCCGGCGCCGCTCAGGTGGCGCCCGGCCTGGCCGCCGCCGGCCCGCGCCCCGCGTCCCACAACCCGAGCGACTTCAAGATCCTCGGCCAGGAGTGACACCGCATGCCGATCTACCGCATCCAGGCGCCCGACGGCACGGTCCTCCGCATCGAGGGACCTGAAGGCGCCAGCGCCGAGCAGCTGCAGACCGTCGCCGCGCAGCACTTCGCGAGCCGCAGCGCCGCCGGCACGCCGGCAAAGCCAACGCCGGCCGCGAAGGTCCTCGAAGGCCCCTCGATGGTGGACGTGATCGGCAACGCCGCCAACAAGGGCCTCGCCGGGATCCCCGATGCGCTCCTGAACACGCCGAACCGCCTCCTGAACCTCGGCCGCGCCGCAGTGGGCACCGTGGCCACGGCCGCCGGCCGCCCCGACCTGGCTCCGGACCTGACGCCCGACCCGGACTATTTCCAGCGCGGAGCCCGCGCGCTGGGCCTGATCCGCGCCAGCGCAGAGCCGACCACCGCCGCGCAGCGAGTCGTCGACACCCTGACGCAAGGCGCCGTCGGCGGCATGGTGGCGCCAGCCGCCCGCCTGCCCGCCCTGGCCAGCAATGCAGGCCTCGGCGCCCTGTCGGCCGGAGCCTCCGAAGCCGTGCACGCCGGCACCGGCAACGATGCCCTGGCTATCTCCGCCGGCCTGTTCGCCCCCTTCGCGGCCGCCAACGTGCGACCCGTCGCGCAGCGCGCGCGCCCCGAAGCGCAGGGGACGAAGATCCTCCGCGACGCCATCGGCAGCCCTGAAGGCGTGTCCGATGTCCTGAAGACCCTCAACGCCGGCCCGGCCGAACTCGTGCCCGGCTCCGCGCCGATGCTGCACCAGGTGGCCAACTCGCCCGAGCTGTCCCAGCTGGCCCGCACCGTGCGCAACGTGGGGGGCGCCAACCTCACCCGCCGCGAGCAGCAGCAGAACGCCGCGCGCGTCGCGCAACTCGAACGAATCGCGCCCGGGTCCACCACGATGACCCCGATCGAGGCCGCGACCAACGCCGGCAACGTGGTCCGCCGGGAGGCCGCGCCTCTGAACGAGGCCTCGTCCCAGAAGGTGCGCGACCTCTACGCCGGCGTCGACCCGTTCAACGAGTCCGCGGTGTTCCTGCCGCTGCAGCGCGCCAACGCCACCATGTCGAAATGGTTCGGCCCCGGCGCCGGCGCGCCGCCGCAGTCCCTGCAGGCGCTTCTCGACGACCTGAACAGCCTCGGCACCGTCACCCACGCGCCCGTCGTGTCTCCCGAGGTGGCCGACATCGTGCGCAACGGCGCGCCGCGCCCGTCCGCCGGAAAGGCGATCGACTACAACCGCGACCCGCTGAACGTCGCGGTGCGCAAGGCCGGCGGCATCGACCTCGCCGGCGACCTGGCCGGCGAGCTTCAAGGCGTCATGAAGGACGGCGGCCGCACGCCTTCCGTCGTGCACGGACCGCTGGGCCGACGGACCGGCGGCATGAGCGCCGACGAGATGGCGAACCGGATGCACGAGCACGGCTATCTCGACGAGCCCTCCGGCGCCCTCCTCCTCGAAAAGCTCGCCGAGGACGTGCGCGGCTCTCCGGTGTGGTCCATGAACATGTCCGACGACGCCCTGGCCGCCACCCGGGGAGCCTTCAACGACATGCCCGAGCACATGCTGCAGCCGATGGAGGCGCCCGGAACCGTGCCCTTCCAGACGCACAGCAACCTCCGCGGCCGCGCTCGAGAACTGGCCTACAACTTCAGCCAGCAAGGCGCCACGCGCGACAAGCGAGCCGCCGCCGTGGCCGGCGACATCAAGAGCGCCCTCGACGACATCATCACCCAGACCGCGCAGCGCAACGCCAACGGCCAGGCCTTGCCCGGGGAGTTCTTTCGCCCGGACATGGCGCGCGAGCTGCTGAAGGCGCAGGACGCGAAGCGCACGCACGCCGACCGCTTCGACACCGGCCCGGCCTCGCAGATGTGGCGCGATGGTGCCGACGGCGCGCCGCGCCTGCAGGACGCCGAGGTGTTTCGCGCCTTCTTCAACCCCGGCGCCGCGCAGGTTTCGGACGCCCGCCAGTTCGGGAAGATGATCGGCGACAACGTGCCCGCACGCCAGGCGATGCAACAGGCCGCCTTGGCTGACCTGGCCGGCCGCGCGACCAACACCACGACGGGCGCTCTCGGCAACGCCGCCTTCCAGCAGTGGCGCCAAGGCCGCGCCGGCGCCCTGCCCGAACTCCTGAACCCGCAGCAGATGGGCCTGCTCGACGCCGTCGGCTCCGACCTCAGCCGCGCCGCGCACGCCGAAAACCTCGGCCGCGCCACCGGCAGCAACACGGCGCAGAACCTCGAAGGCGGAGTACTGTTCGCCCGCCCGCTCGAACTGGCCGCGCGCATGGTGCCCGTCGTCGGCAAGGAAGGCCTCGAAGTCCTGCGCAACGCCCAGCGCCGCCGCCTCGCGCGCCAGGTGGAAGAACTCCTCCTCAACCCTGACCAGGCCGCCGAAGCCCTGCGCGGCCGCAAGCACGACCCCTTCGCCTCGCTCGGACTGTCGGCGCCGGGCCTCCTCGGAATCCTCGCAGCACAGGAGACCCGCCAATGACCGCGGAAGCCGACCATGCTCCAACGGATACCCAGCGCCTCGACCGCCTCGAAGCCTCGGTGCGCGTGATCGCCACCGGCCACGCCCAGCTCGCCGAGCAGATGGCCGAACTTGTGGTCTCCCAGGTGCGCACCGACCAGAAGAACGCCGAGCACTCGAAACGCCTCGACAAGATCGACGCCGACCTGGCCGAGAACTCGGCACTGACCCGCGAGACCTGGCAGAACGCCAAGGACATCCGCGACGTTGTCATCACCGCCAGGACCGGCGGCAAGCTCGTCCGCTGGGCCTACCCGACCCTCGTCGCGATCGGCCTCACCGTGGCCACCGTCAAGGGCTGGGGCGAGCACCTGGCCGCCTGGCTCAAGAGCTGACCGATCATGCGCCTCGACGCCGACCTCCTCGCCTCCGCCGTCGGCTGCCCGCTGGCGCGCGCGCAGACCTTCGCGCCCCACCTGGCCGAGGCCTGCGCAGCCTTCGGGATCGACACCCCGAACCGCCTCGGCGGATTCCTCGGCCAGGTGAGCGTCGAGTCCGGCGCCCTGCGCTACGTGGAAGAACTGGCCGACGGCAAGGCCTACGAAGGACGCGTCGACCTCGGCAACACGCAACCAGGGGACGGCCCGCGCTTCAAAGGCCACGGCCTGATCCAGTGCACCGGCCGAGCCAACCACGCGGCAGCACGCGACCGCCTGCGCGCCAAGCTGGGAGACCAGGTCCCGGACTTCGAGGCCGAGCCTTCGGCGATGACCTCGCCCGAGTGGGCCTCATGGTCGGCCGCCGAGTGGTGGGACCGCAACCACGCGAACACGTGGGCCGACGCCGGCGACTGGCGCGCCCTCGGTCGACTCGTGAACCGCGGAGACGCCCGCGCCGCCAAGCCGGCCAACAACGAAGCCGAGCGCCTGGCCGCCACGGCACACGCCCTGCGCGCCCTCGATGTCCGCGTCGCCGTTGATGGCCAGGACGAGCCGCCAGCAGCACCCGCAGCGCCTTCTCTGCCTGCCGGAGAGGCGCCGGACTGGCAACCACCACCACAGGAGCCCGCCCCCATGCTCGCGCCCTTCATCGCCGCCGCCCTGCCCTCAATCATCGACGCGATCCCGAAGCTCGCGAAGGTCTTCGGCTCCGGCTCCGCAGTGTCCGACCGCAACATCAAGGCCGCGGAACTCGTCGCCGAGACCGTCAAGGCCGCCACCGGCGCCGCCACCGAGCAGGAAGCCGTCCAGAAGCTCCGCACCGACCCTGCAGCCGTGCACGCCGCGACGAAGGCGATCGACGCGATATGGTTCGACCTGACCGAGGCCGGCGGCGGCGGCATCGACGGTGCACGCAAGGCAGACCAGGCCGCGCAGACGACCGGCGACATCCGCAAGAGCCCGTCCTTCTGGATCGCCCTCGCCCTCCTGCCGGCCGTCTACCTGATCCTGGGGAGCGTCGTCGGCCTGTTCGGCAAGGCCTGGCCCGACGAGGTGCGCGCCGCCGTGGCCAACGGAGCCCTCGGGATGATCCTCGGCGGAGTCGTCGGCTACTACTTCGGCCAGTCGACCACGCGCAACCGGACCACGCCGCCGGGCGCCTGACTCAGACGCGCGCCGCCGGCAGCTCGAACGGGAACAGGCGCGAATGCCCGCGCCTGACCTGTTCCGCGATCGACTCGGACGGATCCCCGAACACGTCCACCACCCGGACCAGCTCGATCGGCCACCAGCCGAGAGGCATCCACCCGGGCGCAGCCTCGGCCAGCAGCACATGCGAGCCCGAAGGCGAGAAGAACTCCACCACGCACAGGTGGGCCTGCCGCTCCTCGCCGATGGTGACGAGAACCCGCGCGCCCTGATGCATGCGCAACTCGGACAGCATCACGAGAGCGCCCCCCGCTTCGCTTCCTCGTTCCACTGCTTCGCCAGAAACCGCCCGCCATCCATGCCGGCGCCCTTCAGTTCGACCGAACGATGCCCCGTCGGAGTGGTCTGCTCCACCACGACATCGTGACGATGATCGGCAAGCGGACCCCGCCACACGCCGGCCAACATCACCTGCGCCCAGCTCCACCCCTGCGGCGGATCGGTGACATCGCTCGGAGCCACCAGGCGCTCGAATGCCTGACGCTTCTCGCAGTCCGGAGCCATCAGGCGATCGACCCGATCCGCAACCTCGCGAGCGAAGGCCCGATCGTCGTCCGACGCATCGCGCCAGAACTTCCCCACGTGCGCGCGCCAGGCCTCGCCGTGCAGGATGAAGGCCGCGTCCCGCTCCGCCTCACGAATGACGCGGAACACCTGATGCAACACCTCGGAGCGACGACCGTCCGGGAAAGCCTTCTCGACAGCGCCAACCCAGCGCACCACCTTCTCGACCTTCGCGCCCTCGTGCTCAAGCACCAAGACCGCGGACACGTAGTCGCCGGTGATAGGCCTCAAGAAGACGTCGAGCAGTTTCATCGAACAGCCTCCGCCACCCGGAACAAGTTCGCGAAGCTCCGAAGCCCCAGCTCGTGCCGAACCCGGCACAGCTTCGGAGGAATCCGCAGGATCCGCAGCTGCGCCACGATCGGCAGCCTCTGCGGCACGTACAGCACGCGCAGCACCACCCGCTGCTGATCCGGCACGGCCGACAGGCATCGACTGACCAACAGCGCCTCACCAGGCCGCAGGCCTTCGACCAACGGCGCGCGCCGCACGTCGTCGTCGCCACGCACCGGCGCCCGATAGTCGCCCTCGGCACTGCCGCACGTGCGACCACCTCGCCGACGATCGGACCACCGCCCGAAGGCCGACAGCTTCTCGTCGGCCCATTCGATCCCGGCCGGGATGTCACAGGTGAAAGACTCAAGTGCCACGGCGCATCCCCATCGACGGGTAGGAAATCTTGCGAGCCCAGGCCGACCCGCCGAAGCTCCGGCCGTGCCAGGCGATCGCGAGCGCCATCACGCCGTCGTCGTGCTTCCCAGGGGGCGCGGAGTACCGCAGCATCCCCGAGGCCATGCGCTCCGAATCGAACGACAGAAGCTCGTCGATCAACCACTGCAGCCGCGGCAGCCTCACCGCGCCCTGCTCGAACGCCAGCGCAAGGGACTCGATCGCCTCGGCCTTGCTGGCATTCGACGTAGTGAACGTGCGCACGCGCTGGCCGAGCTGCGCGTCGCGCTGCAGCTCCTCGGCCTGCACGTCGCCGAAGTTGTTCCGCTCGACCACGATCGGAGCACCCGGGAACCGCTGGGCAATGGCCGCGAGCCGGTCCCGCTGCACGCGATAGCCGAGGCCGGTGAACCGATCGGCCACCACGACCGCGCCCGTCTGCACGTCCAACACGATGACCACCGTGAAGTCGTTCGAGCGCCCCCAGTCGACGCCGATCACGTAGCTCGCGCCATCCTGCGGACCCACCGCCTCGAAGCGCGTCGCCAGCGAGTCGTCGACCGCATCGAGCACGCGCCGAAACACGCCCGCGCCGTCGGACAGGAACTCGGCCAGATACTCCTGCGCGAAGACCCGCTCCGGCAGGCTCCGGCGCGCCGCCTCTATCTCGGCCGCCGGAATGAACGGGTTCGCCGATGTCGGCGCATGATGGTGCGCCCAGTCCGGCCAGCGCCGACCATCGTCGCCGCGCGTGCAAAGAGTGTGGAAGTCGTTCAGACCCTTCGGCGTGGACAGGAACCACCCGGAGCCCTCGAAGTCGGTCAAGGCCGGCCGGATGGACTCCTCCCAGATGAGGAGGAGCTTCCGCGCGAGCCCGGCCTCGTCGACGATCACCGTGCCATAACGTCGAGAGCGACCGGCGTCCTCGTCCTCCAAGGTCCAGAAGTCCAGCGCCGCGCCGGTGCGGAACTCGATCCGATGGAGCTGCGAATCCTTCCGGACGATTCCGATCGGCGCGAAGGCTTCGAGCGCGCCGCGCCATGCCTCGTCGAGGTATTTGTAGTTCGGCGCGAACCATCCCACGTCGAAGCCCTGCGCGATGGCCCGCTCGTGCCCAGGATGGCCGCCGGTCAACGCCACGAACAGGCCGAGCTTTGTCTTCCCGAACCGGCGCCCGCACCTCACGCCATTGAAGCGCCGCGCGCGCTGCAGGACCTGCAGCTGGCCAGGATGAGGGAGGAACCCGCTCAAGACTTCGAGCCCTCGTCAGCAGGGCCAGCACCACCAGGCGGAGCGAAAAGCCGCGACATCGCCTCGCGCACCGCGGCCGCCACGTCCGGAGCCTTCTGCCGGTTGTCCTTCTCGAAATGCCCCAGCAGGCGCGCCAGACGCTCCACGTTCGCGCCACGCTCCGCGATCTTCACCTTCTTGACGTGCCCGATCACCTTCCCGCGCGAGTCCTTCTCCTCGCGCACCTCGAAGCCCGCCACCGCGGCCACCGTCGCGGGATCCAGGTCCGACAGCGGCAGCAGCTCGCCATCGACGCCAAACAGCTTCCGCGCGTCGAAGAACGCCAGCCGCGCCAGCTCCTCGACGATGCGCTCCACGCTCACGTCGTGCGCCGCCGTGGCCATTTCCCGCAACTGCGCAACCCTTGCCCGAACATCACCATTCGACGCCAACTCCGAGGCATGACTCCAAACCGTCGGAGCCGTCCACTTCATCGACGCCGGGAACGCCTCGCGATAGGCCGCCGCCTGGCTGAGTCCCTTCGCCAGACCGACCGCGAAGGCCTCACGCTGCGGGGTGAGCCCCTTCCGCGACATCAGCTCCGCCCCTTGCCCCTGCAGGCCGCGCGATGGCGTGCACGGTTCCGCGCCTTCACGGCCGCGCGCCGGTACCGGGCATTCGTCCAACCACGCGCCGAAGACTTCGAAACCCTCACAGGAGCCGACGAGTTCGGTGCCTGCAAAGACCCAGCATTCAGACGACCCGATTGCTCCACGACCTCAGCTCTCGAACCCAGAAAAGCCCCGGCCGCGATCGCCATCAGCGCCGCCAAATTCATCCGGCTCGACCTCATTCCCTCGCCGCCTTCCTGTGGACTCGACTCTCGAAATCCGCCGCCGCTGCGGCCTTCACGTCGTCGTGCGTCAACTCGGTGAGCCTCAGCTCCTCCCGGTAACTCCGCGTCAACACGCCACCATCACGCGAGGCCCTGAAGTTGTATCCACGTGAAACACCCCGCGCCGTGCACACCCGACACGAAGCGCGAAAGATCCACCACGAGCGCACCGCGGCCTCGGCGCAGTCGGGACACGTTCCCGCGCTCACGCCGCCAGCTCCGCCGCCGTCAAGTCGGCCTGCTGCGCCTGCAACGGCTCGACGATCACCTCGGTCCGAGGGTTCCGCCGGTCGATCCCGTGGAACACGTGCTTTTCGCGCACCTGCCGGTCGTTGCGATAGACCCCGGCTTGCACCAGCGGCCGAGGACCCAGGGTCTCGCCGTTCGAGCCCTTCGGAGCCTTCCCGAATCGGTCCTGCAGGACATCGAGCACCACCGCCTCGTCCAGGTCCGGCCGCTCGCTGGCGTACCAGATGCGAAGCGTGACGCGCACGGGACCCTGCAGGCGCACGCGCGCCGCCGGCGGGATCTGCATCAGCGCATCCGCCTCGAAGTTCCGCGCCTTGTCCGACTTGATGAAGGCCGGCCGCTTGCCCAGCGTGACCAGCTTTCGACTGTTCGCCTTCGACGCCGGCTCCCCAAGGATGACGAACCGGATCACGTGCACCACCTCATCACGACGGCCACGATCACCACGACCAGCCAGGGCAGCAACACCAGCACCAGGCCAACGGCCGGACCCAAGTCGAAGCGATCGCGCCTCACGTCACGCTCCCGCCGAAAACCAAGTCCATGAACCACACCTGATCGACCTTACGCAGATCGATGTAGCGCGGATGCGACTTGATCCAGTTGCGCAGCTGCTTGCGCGTCACCCAGTAACGCGCCTGCTGGCCGGCTCCTTCGTCAACCGCGGGCAAGCCGCGCCGCTCGATCCAATCGCAGACGGTTTTCGCGTTGACGCCCAGCAGCACGGCCAGTGAAGGCGGATTCCAGCGATCCGGATCATCCCGATCAATTCCGGAGCGCTTGAGCTTGAGCGCGATCGCCGTTTCGGTGCGCTTGAAGCCCGCGTCTGAGAACTTGCGGCGAATCACCGCGAGCGTGCACGTCGCCCAGCGCTCCAGAAGCTCAAGCTCGGGAATCGACCACGCATCCAACCTCGTGCGGTTGTTGCGCGTCAGGCCCAACTGCGCCGCCCGCTTGTGCACCCACCAGTCCGGCCGACCCACCTTTTCGGCGATGCGCTTGTAGTCGCCTTTGCGCGTCGCCACCGTGTAGCCGTGACGGATGTCGGCGTCGATGTGGTCGCTTTGCGGGTACTTGCGTGCGAAGCGCTGGCCCTGCGTGCTGGCCTTCAGGCACTTCACCTTGAGGTTCTGCGCCTTGCCGTGGATCGACGACACGGTGCGGTGCGGCATCGCCGCGTGCACGGCTTCAGCGCCGCCCAGCGGGTAAAGCTCGCGCAGCTTGGCGACCTCGGTCGTGAGCCACGGAGACCACTTCGGGGCGCCCGGCATCGGTCGCTGAGCGATGAAGCCGGCTTCGACGATCGGATCGGAACGGTTGGCGTCGAAGGTCATGCGAACTCCTCCATTTGGCCGTCCCGGAACTCCGGCACGTAGGCAGAGGCCTCGGCCTTCTGCGCAGCTGTCAGCCGGTGAGCCATTGCGACCAACTGCGAACGCTGCGCGAAGCTCATCGAGCCGCGACCTCGAACGATTCGCAGGATGTTGTCCGCGCACTGCTGCGCCGCCGAAACCGCACCGGCCGGACGCGCCAGGCCAGCCAACACCGACCGCACTCGCTCGGGGTCGGCCTTCACCTCCGGAGCCGCCAGAGCAGGCGCTGCAGCCTCCGGAGCCCTGCGGCAAAGCTCCCGGAACTGCACGGCATTGCAGGGCGCCGCCGGCAGGTAGCGAAGGGCATAGGACAACGACGCTCCGGTAACGCCGTCGAGCACTTCCGCCCAATCGGCTTTCACCAGATCCGGATCGGTGTCGGGCCATTGGCGCATGAACGCTGCGCCCCAACGAACGGAGAGCTTCGCGAAAAGGTGGTCAACCCACGAGGCGAGGAGCGGCATCGGTGGCCTCCATGTCGACGGTTGTGGTGCGCCGCTTGGCCGCTGCTGGGCCGAGGAACGCTTCGTTGCGCTCGCGCTGTTCGCGCCGCCATTCGGGCTCGGTCGACGCTGAATGCGACGCTTGGCGCGGCGCCTCGTCAGCAGCTCTGCGGACCCAGTTGCGCCAGGTCGCCGACCAGTCGAGCTTCGTCGCGTCCTTGCCGCTCTTGGCGGTCCAGAAGTCGCGGAACTTCGCGGCCTCTGCCTCGGCTTTGCCGTTGGCCAGCCCAACCGATCCGGCGAAGGCGATGTCATCCGGGCTTGGAGCCCAGTCGGGGGGAAGGCGCGAGGCGCGCCGCGCCGCTTGCGGCGCTCCTATCTCTTTTAATCCCTGTCCCTGTCCCTGTCCCTGTCCCTGTCCCTGTCCCTTGGATTCAGTGACAACCTCTGTGACAGACTTTCCCGGTGTCTGTGACAGAGCCTGTAACTGTCTCTGTCGTGCTTCCTCGCGTGCCTTCCTCGCAGACTCTGTGCGAGCACGCTGCGCGAGCTTTGACTGCCACGCATCGCGCGCCTTTTCGGCCACAGTCGGGTGATACAGGCGCCCGTCGCTGCACTCGACCCATCCGCGCAGCGCGCCCTTTCGAACCTTCATCCACTCGCGCATCGCGCGCGCATAGCCGCACAGGTTCGCCAGCTCCTCGTCGTCGTTCGGAAGACTGGCGGCCGGCTGCTGGTGCCACGATGCGCACCACAGAAGAACGGCAGCGCGGAACTCCTCGCCGCTGGCCTTCGCGGTCAGCCCGGAGTCGCGCAGCCGCACCACGTCGAGCGGCAAAAAGGCGAAGTCCTTCAAGTCGACCTCAGGTCCGACCAACGGCGCCGGCCGAACGCCTTCGGCACTCATGACGCGACCTCGTCGATCGAGAGCTGCGCGGAAACGATTCCAAAATCCCCAAGCTGCAGCACGCCTTGAGCCTGCGCCGCTTCGAGCCGCTTGCAAGCCGTGTCGAAATGCTCCCGCATCAGCTCGCAGCCGATAAAGCTCCGACCGCTGGCCACCGCCGCGACGCCCGTCGTCCCCGCCCCCATGAAGGGATCCAGCACCACGCCGCCCGGCTCGACGATGCGCATCATGTCGGCCATCAAGTCGACCGGCTTCTGCGTGACGTGCTCCCGATCCTGGGGCGACGCATAGTCGAAGAACCCCGGCAGGCAGCCGACGCCACGCTCGAACGGCATCGGCCCCGCACTGCCCCAGACCACGAATTCGCACTGAGACATGAACCGCCCCATCTGAGGCCGAGCCGTGCGCTTGACCCACGGCACCACGCCGCGCCAGATCCAGCCGCCGGCCTGGAAGTAGTCGGTCGTCGCGGGCAGCTGCCGCCAATCGGTGAAGAACAGGCCAGGCGCGCCGAGCTTCGCGACGCGCAGGCAGGCCGACGACCACAGCCCGCACCAGAACGTGAACGACCGCTGGTCCCGCGTGTCGCCGGTGAACTCGGCGAGCTTCGCCAGGTTCCCGCTATCGCTGTTCATGTACTTCGCCTTCGTCCCCAACGTGCGATCGCCACGAAAGGCGCCGCCGGAGCTGTAAGGCGGATCAGTCATCACCGCGTCGACACGACCGGGACCCAGCGCGTCGAGACATTCGAGCGCGTCGCCGAGATAGAGCACCGCGGAGCCGATCCGCTGGACTTCGAGACTCATGCGGCAACCCCGCCCCAGTAAGCGGAGAGCGTGAACTCGCGCGCCATGCGAACGCCTGACAGCTCGGCGAGGCGCCGGATCTGACGCTTGCTCAGTC